ATAGACGAGCTGGGCTACCTGCCGTTCAGCGCCCCGGGCGGCGCGCTGCTCTTCCATCCGGCTCGAGCAAGCTCTACGAGCGCACCAGTGTCGTCATCACCACCAATCTCAGCTTTAGCGAATGGGCCACGGTCTTTGGCGACGCCAAGATGACCACCGCCTTTTTCGACCGCCTGACCCACCGCCGCCACATCCTTGAGGCCGGAAACGACAGCTTCCGCTTCAAAGCCAGCTCAGCAGCCGCAGCCCGGAAAAAGAAGGAGACAAACCCGCCCGTGACCCCCGCATAACCCGAAATCCATAGTTGGACGTGGCTCACTTCTCGATGGAAAACCAGGCTCAGCTCTGGGTGAAAATCGACAATCAAGAACGCTGCCGACCACTCAGGCTGCGCGCATGAAGTTCTATTTGCTGCGCTCAGGCCGAGCGAAAATTGTCGATCGTATCGGCCGAGAGCGAAACCATCCACGGCCGCAGATATCAGCCGCGGTCCGGGAGCGGACGACTTCCCGATTAGCCTCGAAGGTCGCCTAAGTGCCGCGTACGACAACGGGACCAATGGCGACTGATCACCCGTATTGCACGGCGGCATAGACTTTGCTTCATGATCATCAAAAGTTGGTGCGGTGCTGTCTCTGGAAGGACATATAGGCAAGCAAGTCGTGCTCATCGGCTTCCATTGGGTCAGCTAGCTTCAGCCATCGCGGACGCAACTGCTCGGCCACCCTGCGCCAGGTCTCGCAAGCAAGGGTTCGCGCGGGGTGACTGAAGCCCTGCCGGATCGCGCCGGCACCGACTCTATGCTGTCCACACGAGACGTGGGCCAAAGCGTTCCTTATCCAGCGGACGGGCAGCGCCGCCAAGTTGCTTCGAACACCAAAGCGATGGCGACCTTGATACCGGCGCGGGCTGCGCTGATCATCGGCCTGATCCCACCCAGTCCGCGGGCGCGCAGGGATCTCAAGAACTCAATCCCGAAGGTCTCGGCTTCCGAGGGCCGATTTCCTGAAACGTAATTTCTAACAGGGGCTTATAAGCATCACTTCCGGCGCGCAGAAATCTCTTGACCGGGGTGCGCACGAATGACCGCCGTTGTGCGCACTCATATGCCCCCACGGCAACCTGAAATCTGGCGATCCCTCGAGGACAGCGCGTTTCGGGCATTTTCAACACCTTGCGCCGTAAACCGAACGGTTGGCCGTTCAATGTTTTCCAATGGCTTACGCCTGCCCCTGTAAACCACCGCCCTCCTATGGACATGAACCTAAAGAGGCCGGCTTTGCTAGCTCTGCCCCCGATACCTAGTCTTTTCGTAGCCGGAGAAGCTTATGAATTGCCTCGACATCCTCGCCGTGACGGCAGCCATGGGTGTTTATGAAGACACTGTGCGCACGTCGGGCAAAAACATTCGTCTGACCGGTGTGGGTGACCACGGCTTTTCACTTTGATCACCGGTGAACTTCGTATACCATCACTGAACGATTTTATTTCCTAGATATATCAATGACATGGAAAACGAAAAGGAAGCACTTCGCGCCCGCATTAGAGACTTGGAGGCCTGCGTTGCCGAGTATGCGGGCGCATACGGTTTTACCGACAGCGCCCGCGCTTTACTCGTGGGCGAAAGAGCGCATGACCACCCGGCCGTCCAGCCTCCCAAGGACCGGTCGGGCTAAGCCGATGCGGTCAGTCCGTTGGCGCTACAGCACTATTCGGCTCGCCCGAAACGTGTGGCGCACCACGGCAACACACTTCTGTTTGGCAGATAGCCGCCTACCAATGGCGAATTTTTGCTGACACTATTCTGTGGATAACAACGTGGCTACAGCCACGCTGAGCCATAGAAGGTTTGCCGAATGATCTACAGCGAGCACATTCCAGAGCTGGATATGTTCTACCTGCGCTATGCTGGTAGCCTCGGACAAAAAGAACTCCTCCAGGAGTTGGATCGAATTGACAGACATGAATCCGTGAGCCCTGGGGCCGTTCCGCTACTCCTTCACGACTTCCGCCACGCCGACCTTTCAAGGATCAACGCGAACAGCATGCAAACGTTCATCAGTCAAAGGGCGAAGCTCGTGAATAGCACCGGCGGACCCTGTATTCTCTTGGTTGGGAATCTCATGAGCTTTGGCATGATGCGCATGTATGGCGCCTTGGGAGAAATTGCAGGAGTCAGGAACGAAGGGGACACTTTAGTCACTACAAGTCCGAGGGAAGTACTTGAACGGATTGTCGTCCATACTGCTCGAATGGATGAAATCGACGAATTGCTTCTAGGCGCAGCGAACCGGAGCGCTAGAGCTTTAGGCATCCGGCTCGATACTGAATTCGCGGCAAAACTCATAGGAAATCCATAGGGAGGATGGCGAGGACAACCTGCTTTGGCCCTTGGGAACGCGTTCAAAGCCTTGCCGCCATCGTAGCGATTCACCATGCCTGCCCCTGGCACTCCGACCAAATCTTTCGTTCCGGGCGTTCCACACCCGCCGCGTTCATCCAGTCGACGACCTCGTCCAGACTTTCATGGGCCCGGCGTTGCGCGCGGACATGGCACTCTGCAGGCGGGCACGGAGATCGGGCGGGAGGTTGTAGGACCATCGGGGCATGGACAGTGAGAGACCGGCTACAATACGGAAAGCCGCCGGAGCGGTCATAGTTGCGGGAACCCGACGAACGCTACTTCGTTTTCGCTGCGTTCGCATGTAACGAGTTCACGCCGCCGGGGTACGGCAATCCCCGGCGGTGTTTGTCATCGGGCAGCATTTCCGATAGGCCAGATCGCCCTGCCCTTCGAATGGGATTCAATCAAATCTTTCGCACGTGAAATGAGCTCCTCAACCAGGTGCCGGTCGCTTTCGTTGTCGAGAAGTTCAGCAGCCGAAGACGCCCGCATCAAAGCACTTTCTCTTTGCTCGCGCGGGACCTCTTCGGACATTGCGACCGATAGCTCGGTAATGATGCCCCGGAAACGCTGTATGGTTGCCAGTTCTTGGGCAGTGCTTAACATGGTTCATGCCTCGCATCGACTCATGTACGTCAAATGGACAACCCGTAGCCGAATATGTCAACGCACTTGTGATGCGTGTACGCAGACGTACAAGCACCTGTTTCTACAGCCCGAGAATAGCAAGTCCTATCAGGCAGAGTATGATCATCCACCAGATCATCGACACGCCCCGACCATCGCGGCGTCCGTCCCGTTGACCCAGCGCAGCCAAGCCCCAGCCAGACCTCCGGGATCCGGCATCTCTGCCCGGCGCTGGCCGTAGACCAGGCACCCGGCGTCACCACTCTCGACGAAGCAGCCGGTCGCGAACAGCGTCATCGTCAAGGCCGCGAGTAGCCCGCTCCTCTGCATTCGCCGCATCGGTTCCCTCCTCGATCGCGTCAATGGTGTCGCGGGCCTGGTCGCCCTCGGCCGCGTCTCGTCCTGCCTGCCGGCTCAACAGCGCCAACGCGGCGATCAGCGCCACGATGACCGCCAAGCCGACTCCGGCCGTCACCATCCTGTTCACCGCAACGCCTCCAGGCAGAGGGACTGTTCCGCAGCGCGACGGTTCGTCAGCCCTCGCACCACACGGCCGCCTGCCTTGTTCCAGCGCGGAAGTTCGTTGCAGGCCCCGACCAGGTCGCCCGCCTTGGCCTTGCGGACCAGCGTTGAGCCGCAGGCCGCCCCGGCGCCGACGTTGTAGGTCCAGCTGACGAACGCAATCTGCACGCCCTCGGGATAGGTCCCGAGGTTAGGCAGGCACGCGGTCAGGTCGTCGCGATACTCGTCGACGGCGCGGGCGAGCTGCGTGTCGCACTCGGCGGCCGTGTAGGCGTCCCCGGGCCCGACGCCGCGGGTCTCGCCGTAACAGACCGTCCAGACCCCGACGATATCCTGGTAGGCGGTCGTGCGCAGTCCCTCCCAGGGACCGACGAACCCCGCGATCGCAGCGGCCGCCACGGCGCCTGCGACCCCGCCCGCAGCGCCTGCCCTTTTCCGCCCCTGTTTTCGCCGGAACAGCCGGGCGATCCACGCGAACAGGTTGATCCCGCCATCTTCCGACCGCAGGAATTCGGTGACGCCCTGGTCGATTACGCGCGCCAGTGCCGTCAGGGCCAGCATCAGCCCCATCAGCGCGGCATAGAGGTTCGTCGGCAGATGCAGCTCGAACACCGGCAAGGCGACTTCGGCCGCGGTCAGCGCGGCCATGACATAGAGGCCCCACATGGACCAGGCGTGCGCCGCGATACGGCGCCATTCGGGGATCAGTTTCATTGCAGTCACTCCTTTCGGGCATGAAAAAACCCGCCTGCGGCGGGTCGAGATCGAACGGATTGTCGTGGGGGTCAGCGAGAGGCGTCGAACTTGGCTTCAACCCGGACGATCTTGTCGCGGATTTCAGTTTGCCCGTCGCGTATCTCTTTGTTGCTCGCCCGCACTTCGGCGTGCAGCTGGCGAATTTCGCCGCGGGTGTCAGCGTGGAGCCTGTCGGCCTCTTCGAGGGTCAGCAGGCGGGTCGGGGCGGATTTCCCCCTCTTGCCCTGCCACCAAGCCGCGCCACCAAGGGCGCCGATCAGGGCGGCAATGGCCGTCAGGACCGCAGCGAGTTCAGTAGGCGTCACGACGGCGGACCTCAAAAATCGCCGCGGTATCGACTGTAGCCCGGAAAAAGCAGATCGCTGCGGCCGTCGCGATCAGGACCATGTACGAATAGACCGCCGTGGACAGCGGATCGATGAGCAGGAAACCCAGCCCGAAGAAGATATAGACGGCGCAGTTCAGCGCCGTGGTGCAGGATCGAATGATTGGGGTCCACCAGCGCCGGCCGTTGATCAGAAGCGCGACGAGATGGGCGAAGCCGGTCCAGAAGAAGAATCCCGCCCATGCCCATTCCGGGAGCCAGCCGGTCAGATGATCGTAGGCGGTGCTATCCATGCTTCGCCCCGGCATCGCGAGGAAAAGGCCGAAGCCTGTCGTGTTGGCCGCCAGCCACCATTCGAAGATGCGGTCTTTGAAGTGAACCCTCATCATAGCCGCCCTATATTTCCGCCTGGTTCGGCGGCGCCGCGCGCTGGAAGAAATTCAGCGCCTGCCCCGGCAGGGACGCACGGGACGGATCGGTGATCGTGATCGTGTCCGCCGCGGTATCGATCGCGGTGATCGTCGTGTCATCCGTCAGCCAGAACGGGCGGCGCGGCAGCGTGATTGCGGCCAGCGCATCGCCCACCGCCAGGCCGAAACTTGGCTTATCGCCATAAACCCCGTCTGTCCTTACGTTGGTGATAACGTTGGACCCCGCGGTGAAGTCGCCATAGAGGGCGATCGGCGGCGTGTAGATGCCGGCCGCGATCACGCGCCAGTTGCCCGCCGCCGGGTTCCAGTCCGGATCGAACAACGACACGGCCCCGGCCTCGTCCTCATACCAGTTGGTCACCAGCGTCGCGACGACCTCCCCCGAGGCCGGGTCGACGGACCGGATCGCCATCGTCGTGCCGGTCGTGTCGTCGATCAGCGCCGACCCGTTCACGACGCCTTCATTGCGCAGCTGCGCCGCGTTGCGATCGGCATGCGTGAAACGCACCGTCCTGCCGTCGACGGCATGAGCCGACCTTTGCGACGCGGCGATCACGTTCTGAATTTGCGGCAGCTCCCAACGCACGTTGATCTGGGCGTCCCGTTCGTCCTCGTGCAGCCCGGACACCGCGTAAGGGCTCAAGGTGAAGTCTCGGGAATTCCGTCGATCGTTGTGGTCGACCGGCGCAGCGACCTGGGCCTGGCCGTTCGATATCTTGACGGCTGACCGCGACGGAATACCGGGCGCCGTCGCGCGCGCCAGCGAAACCGCGCCCATCGTCGCCATGTAGAACAGCCGTAGATATTCGCTCGCCATCGGCTCGGCACGCGCGACCGAAAAATCATCCATGCGCACATTGCGGCCGGTCAGGCTCAAGGCATGATGCGCCCTGATACTACCCCCCAGGAACTTCACGGATCCACCGTCGCCACCCCTGGCGTCGAGCATGGCCGGCGGCACGCACTTTTCCTGTTGCGGCTTCCACTCGCATTGAATGAACAGCGTCGGGGTGTTGGCACTGCCGCTGCCATAGACTTCTCCGAACCGGCCGAAATTCTCGACCTGGCATTCCTCGAACGTCATCATCCGCATGCGCGACGAACTGGTCAGGCTGACCAGGTTGATGAAGAACCCGCCGCCCAGGTTGACCACCTTCCCGAGCATCGCCCCGATCGCATCGCCAGTCCGGTTATTGGTGAAGACCGCCCAGCATTTCGAGACCTCGCAATGGTCCCAGGTGTTGTTGCGGTGATTGGCATGGCTGACGGCGAAGGCGATGAAACAGCGCGAGACGTCGACGTTAAAGAACCGCATGAAATCGGTATTGGACCCCTGCGTCGACCCGCCCAGGATGGCGCCGTATTCGTAACCGCTGATTTCCAGGTCCGAAAAGAACCCCTCGGAACTGCGCTTCTTCTCGGCATCGGGGTCCGCGTCGAACCCGGCGTCGATATACCATTGCGGATAGACCACCGGCGGGCGCCCGGGTTGGGTCACATAGCCGATTGCCCCCAGCCCGCCCCCCGCGACAGGCGTCCAGTCCAGGTTGTAGATCGCAAATTCCGTGTCGCTCACATATTGCGCATAGTAGGTCCCGTCCGAAAGGCCCGCGACGCCAGTGATCTCCACGGCCTCGCCCAAACCCTCGGACAGGAACCCATGCTTGCCGGACGTGGTCGCGACTGCCGGGCTGGCCCCGGTGATCCCCGTGATCGCACGCGGCGACGGCGCGTCACCGCCCCCGGGATCGACGTTCAGCCCCGCGCAGGCACCGTGACGACGCCGCGGCGTGACACCGGCCGACAGGACGTCGAGGTTCCACTTCTTTTCGTCGTAGAATTCCGGCGCGAACATCTCGACCGTGCCATGCGGCCCGATATCGTAATCCAGAGCGTCGTGACATGGCCCGACCAGCTTCAGCTTGCCGATCTTGATCCCGCGCCCGCCATTGGTGACGATCCCGTCACGATCGGGCACGGTCATGATAAGCGTCGTCCCGGCCGACGCGGCGGTCCCGTAGGGCGCGCCAAGCCCCTCGACCTCGATCGTGCGGAACGCGTCGCCATACCCGATCCGAAGGCTGTCGTCGTGATAGGCCAACGAGACGTCGATCAGCGCCCCGCGGGTCCCGACCAGCGATTGATGACCGGGACCCCCATACATCGCGAAATTGACCGCGGCCTGCATCGCTGCGGTGCAATCCGTCCCGTCGACGGCGCCAAACATGCGCGCGGTGATCCAGCCGCCTTGCGAGAACGGGAAAAACTTGGTCCCGCCCGCCGATGCCGGTCCCCATGCAGCCGCCCAGGCCGACACGACGCGGAAAGAAAACCCCTCTTCGATCGTCCGCACCAGCGTGCCGGGCAACAGCTCGCCATCGAAGGCCAGCATGGCGGCGACGTTGTCGAACCGCACGTCCAGAAGATACCCGTGAAATACGGGCTCGCCGGAGTCGTTGGTGTAGATCGCGGTCCCCGGGCCGGTCTGCAGCAGGAACACGTCCCCCGGATCCGTCTTCAGGATCGCGTCTTCCGGCGTCCCGACGAAGACCTTGGCCCCCTCCGCCATCAGGGCCGCGGCGATCTGGTCGCGGACGACGGCGGCCGCGGCCTCGTGCTGCGCCGCGGCCGCGCGGTGACCGTCCGCAATGGCGGCCTGTTGGCCGGCCGTGACGACACTTTGCGCGACCCCGTCGGTCGCCCTGGCCAGTGACGCGAACGCTTGCCGCACTTGCTTCTTGGAAGGGTGGTGCTGGCCGCTGGACGGATCCCCGTCGACCCGAAAATCGCGCATAACATTGTTGACGGAGTCTTCGTGGACGCCCATGGCATTACCTCTTGTGAAATTTGTAGGTGGGTCGTCAGCTCAGCGTGACGCTGATCGGTCCGACTTCATTGGAGGGCACGAGGCTGGGGTTCTGGACGTCGACCCAGTAATGCCAGGTGCCTACGCCGGGCTGATCTTCGTGGGTGCCAATTTCTCCGGAAACTCCTTCGCGCACCGAAACCTGCACGGAGTCCCCGAATACGTTCGTCGCGCTCCGATAGACGCGCGTGCGGTAGTAATCCGACCCGGGGTTGCGCCACGATATCGTGACAGTGTTGTCGATCAGCGTCGTGGAGAACTCGGTCGGCGCAGGTGGGGACGTCGGGTTGGAGAGGAGCGTGATCGCCGTGTTCGGGTAATCGACCGTCGCTACGCCCTGCCCTGCCCACCAGACGCGGACGCTATAGTCGCCCTCGGCGAGGACGCCGGACAGTGCCTTTCTCGCGCCCGACGCGACGCTCATCGCCCGCCAGTCGTTGGATCCGGCAAGACTATATTCAGCGCGCAGGACAAGGTCCTCCCGATCCGGGTCATCGACCTGCGCCACGATCTGCGCGCCCCGCGTTCCGGCTTGGTCGATCTGGATCGTCTCGACCGCAAGGGTCAGGCCTTGAGGGAAAGCGCCGCCCGCGACAACGGCCGGATCGTCCGGAAGCGCTGGGGCCAGGTCCTGTTCTTCGTCCTCGCCCCATGCCCAGACATCTTCAAGCGAGTGCACCGCGATGGTGCAGGTGCCGTCCGCGATGGAATAGGCATGGTCCAGGACTTCGTACACGCCCGACAGGGCCCCGGCCTCGATGCGGATTGCGTGAACCCCATCCCCTTTCGGAAAGCGCGCCTTGATGCCGACCAGGTTCGTAGTGATCGTCGCCGTCCGCGGCGGCTGCGCGCGATACATGTGGCTTTTCATCAGCCGCTGCATCTGGTGGCCGTCCGGGCACCAGGGCACGTCCAGCGTATCGGTGCGCTCGCCCTGCGTGGCCAGCAGCATCTCGTCCCGCAACTCAGGGGCCTCGGTATCCGTAAAATCGTGATCCGAACTGAAGTACATCCCCTTGAGCACGTTGAACGCGGTCATCGGATTGCGGCCGGTGCCCCATTCGATTTCGAGGATATCGTCCTCGGTGATCGTGACATCCGGTTCGGAATACTTGCCGCCGTGCGGCGCCAGCTTGCCCTCCGTGGTCAGGTAAATGCCGCCATCGCAGGTCGCCAGCATTTCCGACAGGACGGTCGCTGGCTTGTCCTCGAGGCTATAGGCACCGGCCAGCCGGTAGCGCTTCTGGGTACCGCCGCCCTTGCGGGGCACGGCCTCGTCGCAGATGCTGGCAAAGACGCCCCACTGTGCATCATCCATCGCCGCTGCGGGCACCCGCATGCCATCGGCGGCGACCATATAATCGCGAATGCATAGCGCAGGATTGTCCGAATAGCGCGTCACGCCATCCCGGGTATCAAGCACCTCGACCGCCTCGACATCCATCTGGATGGAGGTCTGCGCTGCGCGGGGGAAAATCTTGCTGAAGTCCTCCGGCTTTGGCTTGCGAAACCTCGTGAAGGCCGTCACGAGGCCGCGCAGTTCGTGGTCCGAGGTCCACATGCTGTAGTCATTTCTCAGCCGCGAATAATTGGCTGTCGTGCCGTTTCTCCAATCGGCATAGATTCTCTCGTCGAGATCCACGCTGCCGATCTCGAGATTGCCGCCACCGTTTTCTTCGGCGACCTCACCGTCGACCACCCAGTTCAGCAGCCGGTGGACCGGCCCTTGGTGGTAGATGATCACCGAACTGAGGATGCCATCTTTCGCCTCGAAGAACGCGCGCACTCCGCCAAGTCGGTTCTTGCCGTAGGCGCGCTTGCGCGGTGCGTCCGCCTGGCTGACGACGGCCTGCACTTCCCGGCGTGGTAGGGATTGGTTGTCCCCCGTGATCGCCCGTGACACAGCGGTCAGCGCAAGACCGACGCCGACCTGCGTGACGGCAGAGGCGGCGGCGGCGGTCAGGCCCCACGAGACGAGCGTGGAAGTGATCCCAGTGAAAACAGCCATCAGCGCACCCAGGCAAGTTCTACGGGCCGGTAGCCCAGCCGTGATAGGTCTGGGCCGTTCGCGCCGGTGCTGAGCCGCACCCGTGCGCCGTGCTGGTCTGCCCAGCTCTCGAATGCCCGCAGGAGCCGCAACCCGCTTCGGTCAGTGGCCCGCCACCCAAGTTCGTGGGCCCAGAGATCGGATGCGACTGGCAACGCGGACAGCATACCGGCAATGAAGCCGCCCGGCGTGACGAACACGACGCCCATTGGCGAGGCGATCAGCGACAGCACGGTCGCGCGGGTCGCGGCTTCATCCACGGCCTGCGGCCCGCCGACGGTCTCCACCAGATCACGGATCAGGGCGACAACATGGTCCACGTCGGCGGCCGTCGCCTCCCTCAGAACCATCGGGTCTCGTAGTCCTCGTATTTCCCGATGTATTCGAGACCCTTGTCGCCCGGATGGCGCGCCATCTGATCGGCATAAGTCAGACGCCCACGCGGCGGTGCGACGCGGCGATAGAGCCAGCCTTCACAGGTCAATTCGATCCGGGCCTGGTCCACGCCGCGCTGGCGAAAGCGCAGCTTTTCCATCGTCCCGGCAAAATGCGCGTATGGTGCCCCGATGGGCGTGAATGGCTGCAGCGAGAACAGATGCCCGAAAAGCGTAACCTTCCGCCCGATAACATCGGCCTCGGCGTTGACGACGCGATCGATCATCTCGGCCGTTGCCGCCATCTGGAACGTGAGCGGCTGCGCGACAGGCGTGTAGGCCGCCTGCACGGCCCCGATCTCGATCACGTCGCCCGTGCCTTGCCATGTATGGCCCGCCGTCACGAGGTTGCCAGTGCCGGTCCACCAGCGCCGGGCACCACTGGCGAAATCCATGAACACCAGCCCGGCCTCGGCAATTTTTCCGGTGCGCAGCAGCTCGTCGGGGATCGCGAGGATGTCGTCGCGGGCCGTCATAGGGCTTCCACCAATCGCACCGTGAACCGCTGGACCGCCCCGGGCACGTCCTCGATCTCGCCCTCGCCCTCGTCGGCAAGCCGCATAAGGCACGTGATCTGATCCACATCTACGGGAGTACCCGCGGAGTGCGCGGACCGGAGTGGCGGATCGACCCGCACCATGATGGCGCCGCCGTCCGTTTCCCAGGAGAGGGCGACCCGGTGCATTCTGTCCGCGATCGAGAGACGGTGACCCGGCCGGGGGCGTTCCGCGTTCCCCAGATCTAGGGGAAGATCGGTTGCGCGTAAGGCGGCACTCTGCGCCAGCGTTATCCGATCCTCAGACGATGTATCGAAGATCCAGTGCTCGTGCGAGGTGAACTCAGCGACGCCTTGGCCGGCCTCGCCATCGCGAGAAAGATAGCCCACGCGGTCGCTCATGTGCATGGGGACGGCGCAGGTAGCGAGCCCGCCGCGCATCCCGGCAAGCCACGCCTCCCATTCGAGACGTGCGTCCTCTTCGACCACCGCAACCGACAGATTGACCTCCCACCATGAGGTCAACGAAGGGACCAGCGTTTCCGCGCCAGAGATCGCCCGAGACCGAGAGCGCACTCGGCCTAGTAAGCGCGCCGGAGATGCTGAGATGCGGACGCGTTTCGGCCAGATCACGTCACCCACGGCTGGTCCTCAGACGTTGTTCATCCAGGTAAGCCGGGGTTCTGGCGAGCGTTTCAGATGACGCTCGGTCAATCCGGGCCGAGATGGTCGTCATGATCTGGCCCCCGTCGCCCAGCACAAGATCCCCGCCAACAAGGCGCACAGGAAGTTCCCGCTGGGATGACGACAACTTGTGGTTTGGAATGACCTGCGAACCCCGCGGAAGATTCACCAGTTCTCGACCGCGTTCACCCACCCATGCCAGACCACCCGGTGCGTTGTCCGTGCCGTTGGCGAACCCGGGAATGCCCGCGAAAGCTGGGGCCATGCTCGCGGAAATTCCGCTGAACATCCAATTTCCGACATTCGTCAGGAGCATGTCGCTCAGCTGCGATAGGACGCCTGACACTGCGTCCCTCATTGAGGACGCCCCTGTGACGATGCCCTTGAACGCGTCGGTCAGGCTTCCCCTGATCGTGTCCGCCGTCTGCTCAGTTTTCTGTTTCGCTTCATCCATCGCCTGCACAAGGGCGTCGCGGATTGCGGATCCGGCCCCCTCCGCAGCCGTCGCAATTCCATCGAGCTTACCCTTCGTGCCGCCTCCCCCGCCAACGCCCGAACCTCCCCCGCCACCGGTACCGGTACCCTCATCACCCAGTGCTTCGTTCATCGCCTCGACGCTCGACGTGGTCGACGCGGTCTCGGCCTTGACGCCCGCCATAGTGTCACGCAACCGGGCGACCGCCTCACGGGCGGGTCCGAAGGCACCTTTTATGATGCCGGCCGCTTCGGCATAGGACGTTGAGGCGGCTCCATCCGCATCGTGGCCTGCGGTCATCAGGCTGCCGGAAAGACCGCTTGCGGTCTCGGCCAGCCCCATCAAGCTATCCCCCAGACCTGCTGTCAGCGGGTTTGACTGCATACCACTGGCGAGCGTCCAAACGAAATCGTGAAACTTGCTGGCCATCGCCGAAAGAGCTTTCAGGAAGCCTGCCTGCATGCTGTTCCACACGCCCTGCAAGCCCGGTGGGATCGCCTCGGCCGAGCCGATGATCCCCTGCCAGACCGCGCCGGCGACGTCTCCCAGGAGGGCCAGCGCATCACCCCATCCACCGGTGGCGGTGACCAACCGTCCGAACCAGAGAACCATCTCACCCGCGGCTACGATCAGGGCTCCGATGCCGGTCCGGATCAGGGCAGTGCGAAGCAACGCAAGCGATCCCGCAAGGGTCAAGGTCGAGAGCCGTGCCAAGGCAAGGGCGCCGACATAGCGCACGCCAAATGCCGCTACGGCGACCGACACGTAGGCAGTGAGGCGATCGAGATTGCCGACCAGTCCGTCGATCACGGAGCGCAGCATGCCACCCTCGCGCAGGCTGTCGGTCATGACCTGTGCGAGACGCCCCATCGCGGGTACCAGCGCGAGAGCGAGCTGCTGGCCCGCATATTGCGAAATCAGGCCGAGCCGGCCCAAACGGTCATTCGCCTGCTCGATCCTGGCAGCATCCACGGCGTCGAGTGCGAGGCCATATTCATCGACATCAGCCCGGGCCGCTCGAATGGCATCGCCACCTTGGATCATCAGCAGGGCCATTTCTCGATTGCGGACCCCGAGGTCGCGCAGCACGGCCGTGGCTGCACCTGCGCTCAAGCCGAGCGCTTTCACGCGGTCCGCGATCAGCGCGACCCTCTGGTCGGCGTCGAGTCCGGTAAGATCCGACACCGCGATGCCGAGCCTTTTCAGCGCCCGATCAGCGTTTCCCGAGGTGCCGATATTCGCGATCTCGCGCGCCATGTTCTGCACATCGTTCGTCAGCCCCGAGAGGCTGACACCGGCCTCGCTCGCGGCCAACTCGAGCGCCCGGAATCCTCCGATCGAGGCATCCAGACGCCGGGCCGCCTTTGCCGCGCGATCGATCTCCTGAGCGCCTTTCAACGCGGCTGCACCAATGGCCGTACCGAGCGCCGCTGCGGTGCCAGCCACAGCCATGAAGTGCTTGCGCATCCTCTGCAAAGATTTGCCCGCGCGCTTGGAGCCGCTGTCGAACTTGGCGCTGTCGAGCCCCAGATTGACCCGGAGCGCACCGATGACGGATTGTGCCATTTACCTTCGCCCTCCTAGGATGGACTCGCGCCCCATGCGCCTGCCACCAGGTCGAACATTGCCTGTATTTCGTCAGGGTTCTGGGGCGACCGATCCGATTTTGGCCGCATGAACTCACGCAACGACATCAGTTTCTTGGAGCGATGCAGAGCCTCGATATGCCACGCCAGCCAGGCGCGATCTTGTTGCTCGCCCTCCAGGCGATCCCGCGCCCCCATCATGTGGCAATAGAATTCGCGGTGGCTCAGCTCCCAGAACGCCGCGGGGTCGAAACCGGCGGCGACATAGGCCCTTTGCAGGCCTTCGAGCGTTACCGCTTTGCCGCCGCCTTGCGCTTTCCCTTGGTCGTATTCCCGGCGTTTTGATCTGCTGGCAGATCGGGTGCGGCCGCGCTGATCAGCCGGATCAACACATCGCTGTCTTCGGAAAGAATATCCCCGGCAACAACACGATCCGCCTCTGGGTGATGCCGCGACAGTGCGCAATGGATCATCGTGATCATCTCGCTGATCTTGGCGGCGCCACTTTCCGCCCTCTCCGCCCAGGCAAGCGCGTCCTCGCCGGTCTCGGTCTCGAAGGCGGCGAGCGCATTCATGTCCATACGCAACGTGTAGGTCTTGCCCTCGGATGCGGCGGCGATCTCGCCTCGGAACTTGTTCGCCATCCGCTTAGACCCCCGATGCCGCCAGGAGAACGGGTTTTGCGGTCGGCCGGATCGTGACGGTCGCCGTCATGGTCCCGGTCGACAGGTCACCGGGTTCATAGGAGGTCACGAACCCCGGAAACTGCATACGGACCCCGTTCGGGGCCGTGATCTGGAACGTATTCGACTTCTTCTCGAAGGCCGCAAGGACCGGGTCGGTCTGGCTCGGCTTCCAGTTGATGTCGAACTCACAAGGGGTGGCCTCTTTCATCCCTGCGATGAATTCCTTGAACCCGTCCGGGCTTTGAAGGTGCGTGACCTCTTCCTCGTCCCGGCTCCACCCGACCGGCTTGATCCGTGTGATTTCCACCCCGAGGTCCGGGAACTCGCCCGGTGTTTCGCCCTCGATTCCCAGTTTGGCCAGGTAGCCGATATCCGCGTCGCTCATTGCGCTCTCCAGTTTGTCACGAAATCCAAGCTGACCCGGTAAGGTCGGGTCGCCTCGTTGGTGCCGCCCTCGCGGCTTGTCCGTCGCCCGTCCTGCCAGACGCCGCGAAAGCCTCCGCCTGCATGGCCGTGAAGGAGGTTGGTGACGGCCCGCCCCAGGCGGATCGCGTCATCGATGCTCGACAGTGCGTAGGCGTCGATCTGAACGCGCCCCTGGAAGAGGCCGGTCGGTCCTGACAGCGAAAGGCCCGGCAAATCGCTGACTACATTCAGGACCAGCGCCGGATAGGCGGCGCCCTGCGGGTGCAGGGTCCAGTTCACGCGCCCGTCAGTCTGCGCGGCGATATCGGGATCACCGCGCAGAAGGTTCCGCAGTTCCTGCTCCACGTCACGCCTTCTGTGCCGCCCGCGCGGCCTTGCGCTCTGCCCGGCCGACCGCCTTCTGGATTTCGGTCCAGAGTTCAGTCTTCAAGCGGTCCAGCATCGCCGTCTTGTCACTGTCCCACGCCGGACGCGCCCAAGGTTGTGGCGCGTGGTGGATCGTGCCGAACTCCTGAAGGTGAGCCTGCGGCAGCGGACCCGCGCCGACGAACATCTCGACCGAGGCTTTGTCATCGCGGACCATCTTGCGATGCTGCCCGCGCTGCCGCGGGGAGAGTTTTGTCGACACCGCGATGCTGTCCACGAGGTCGCTGTCGTCCGTCGGCGCGCCTCCTCGCATTTTTTCCGCCAGCGGCTCGGCCGACGTCCGCAGTGCGCGGCGGAGCGCACCCTTGCCCGCCGCCTTCGTCAGCTTCTCAAGCTCACGATCCAGCTCCGCAAAGCCCTCCAGCTTCATGGTCACGCTCATTGCGCGCTCCTCGTTGTACAGCTGATTTCCAACCACCGCCGCCGACCCTGCACCTCGCGCGGGCCGCCGGTAATCTCGTAAGTGGTGCCGTCGCATTGGAGGCGGTCACGGACGCCGATCCCGGCCACGAAACTGCTCCATCGGAACACGAACCGCACCGTGACGGTGGCGCCCACCGTAGACGCACGCCACGTTTCCGCATCGCTCGCATCAGCTTTGCGCGCGCGCAGCGCAGGTCCTTCCGGCAACCAGGCCTCCGACTCGGACATCCCCTTGTCGACGATGTAGCTGCGGAAGAGCTGCACCCGTCGATCGAGGCCCCCGTGTTTCGGCACCGACATCAGAACGCCTCGCGAGGTCGGAGATACCGCTTTTGACGGATGAGCCGCCATGCCGCTTGCGGTATGTCGCCCGTCTCGCCACCCTCAATTGCCAGGTCTCGCTCGAAGAACGTTTTGGCGACCAGCTTGACCGCCTCCAGCAGAACCGGATCCACCTCTTCGACCAATGCGCCGACAGTCGCGGCAACACGAACCGCTTTCACGTCCGACCCGACGGGATCGATCATGATCAGGCGCGGCTCCTGGGCGGGGTTGGCAACGGCATAGCCCGTGCCGGGAACCTCGTCCCACGTGATCCAGTCTGCCGTCGTTTCGACCTTGGTGACGGCCTGGACAGAGACGACCGGGAACCACCAGCACGACCACTGGCATCGTTCGACGATGAATGCGACGTCGCGCTGCCCGATCGGCCGTGCGGCAGCTGTCTCGACCATGTCGGTCGCCGAGCGGATATGTGCCGTCATCGTCGAGACGTGGTCGGCATCGGGCACGTCCAATCCGATCTCACCGAGCAGAGCTGCAGCAGAGATCGGGATCCCCGGGCGCGCGCCGATCAGTTGCATGATGGATCAGCCCTTCGTACCCTGCGACGGCAGCGCCGGCGAAGCCTTGGAGGTGGTCGCGCCGCCGTCGCTCTTGCCCGCCCCGTCATTCTTCTTCGCCGTGCTTTCGCCTGAACCCGACTGGTCTGTGGGCGTTCCGCCTGTCTTGCCCGTGCCCTGTCCCGCGGGTTCCGCCGGCACACCATCGGCTTCAGGCTTGTAGCGCTCGGCGATGCCGTGAGCTTCGAGATTGGTGGCGGTGGTTCCGTCGAAACCGGCGATCTCGCCCTTGTTGTAGAGGCCGTGCGATTTGCGCAGGCGCATGATGACCTTTTCCATGAAATGTTCTCCGTATGGATGATGAAGGGAAAGAGATCAGGCCGCCGAATGCGGCCTGTCCTCAGCGATCAGAGGGTCCAGTCCACGCCACGAGCGGAGGCGAGCGCCAGGTCATGGCGCGGCGCCAGGTCATGTTCGGAGATCGCGCGCATCAGCGTTTCATCGCGCTGAAACGCGTTCTGCTGCGTTCCACCATCGTCGATGTAGCCGGCCTCGGTGGACGTCGCGATCGTGATCTCCATCGTGTCCCCGATCATCACCTGGTTGAAGTCGCCGAACACAATCTCGCCCTCGTTACCTTCGACCCCGAGATTGGTCGGGGACTGCGACGTGGTCAGGATGGTGTAGCCCAGGAGCGTTCCGTTGATCTCGATCGAGGGGAACATTCGCGCGCCGCCGACCGGTTCGCGAAGAGCCGCGAGGAAGTGCTTCACGCTCGGGTGCATGATCCAGCCACAGCTGATCATACCGACATTCGCACTCTCCACCCGGCTGATCATGCCGCGCAGGGCGCGTTCGACCACGTCCGCGCCATTGGCGACCGCTCCCAGCTGGTTCGCCGCCGGAACCCAGTTCACCACGCCGCGCGGCGTGTCAGCGCCACCGGCGCCCCGCATGAAGGCCAGGTCACGGCGCAGCGACATCACGTCGAGCATGTCATCCCGGACAAGCTGAGCCATGGGGACCGACGAATGCCGCAGAAGCGAGTTCGAGACCGGCACCAGTGCGGTCAGCTTCTTGAACGTCATGTCGACATTGTCGAAGCCGGGCTGGCTGACGGGAATATTCTGCAGCTCGGCAGTGTAGCTGGCACTTGCCGAACTGTTCTGCCGGGCATGACGCAGTTCTCCGGCCGGCATCGGGATCATCCGGGCACCGGCCCGCATCACGGCCACGCGCGGGCGCAGCATCTCGATCAGTTCGCTGGACTGCGCCTGCGGGATGGTGATGCCTCCGGCCGCATCGTCGGAACGGCGCAGCGCGGCCGACAAGCCGCTATGGCCGCCCGCATCGAGCCGGTCAGCGGCCCGGGTCGCATCGCCACGCGCGGCGGCCATGGCCTGGAAGATCAGGGCAGCGCCCACTCCGCGCATCGCCGGATCGGCCGCTTGCGCCGGAGCAGGATCGGCGGAATTGCCGCGCGTCGCGCCATCGTCACCGGTGGCAACCGCGGCCTGCGCACGCTCGTTGGCCTCTGCCCGGGCAATGGCCCGTTCGGCCTTATCGAAATCCGACTGAGCGGTGCTGAAGGCGGTCTCGGCTTCCGTCATCGCGTCGGCGTCGATTTCACCGTCGGCCGCTTCCAGTGCTGCAATGGTATCCGCAGCCTTTTGCATGGCCTCGGCCGCGGCTTTGCGGTCGCGGCGCAGATCGTTGATATCCTTCGGCATCGTTCTCTCCTGTGGTGGATACCTGCCACGCTCGCGCGCAGCCAAACGACCCCGCCGCGATTGGCAGGGCATCGGGTCGCCGCGCAGTGTGCGCGGCAATGTCGTAGATGTCAGAAACTGGCGCGCGCCTGTGCGGCCCGGGCCTGCGCGACGACCGCCTGCGCGCGACGGCGGCGCGGCGACGTTGTCCCGGTCGTGCCGGATCCGTAAAGGTCGATGATCCGGGCATCGAAGGCGGCCCGGGTTTCAATCTGATCAGCCAAACCCCGCGCCACGGCGTCCTCGGGTTCGTGCATCGCACCACCCCAAGCCGGGTCGCCGTTGACGCTCAACCGGTCAGGCAGGTCCGAGAGCGGGATACCCCGGCCAGCGGCGACCACGGCGTGAAACCGCGCCTCGCTTTCGTCGAGCGAGCGCTTCCACTCCGCGCGCCCCTCTTCCGTCGAGGCGTCCGGCCGCTTTGCCATCGCGTGGCTTGAGACCAGCTCGAACATCTGGACGCCCCAGCTCTGCCCGGGCTGTACGAAGGACTCCGTCAGCACCGCGCAGCCGATCGACCCTACCATCGAGCCGGGCGTCACGGACAATTCCGTTGCCTGCGATGCCAGAGCGTAGGCCGCCGAGGCAGCGAGCGGATGTGCGACGGCGTGAACAGGTTTCGCAGACGCCGCTCCGGCGATCGCCTGGACCGCCCCGTCGAGACCCAGCACCAGGCCGCCCGGCGAGTCGATGATCAACACGATCGCCGCCACGTCCTCGTGCGCGACGAGGTCCGACATTGTCTCTTCTAGTCCGCGATAGGTGGTCCAGCCGAGATAGCGTTCCAGCAACTCGGAGTTCGGCGTCAACAGGCCGGTGATCGGCACGTACGCGATCCGGCGCGAGATCATGTAGCGCTCGCCTCGATCCATCGCCATGACGGCCTGCACGTTGGCTACCGGCCACGCCGAGTTGAGAAGCCCGCGGCCCATCTGGTCGCTGAGAGCCACCAACTGGCCCGACATCCGGGCCCCGATCGTGTCAGGTATCATCGTCGTCGTCCTCGCTGCTGGCGCTGTCGTCGCGCGTCATGTTGGGAGCCGGGTTCAGTCGATCACCGCCAGGCAACGGGGCCATACCCTCGATCCGGCGTCCTTCGTTCGGCACCATGAACGGGCCACCGATGGCTTTGGCCAAAGCCTCGTAACGATCTTTCGTGGTCGGTCGCAGAAGCGCGTCGAAGTCGTGGCGCAGAAACAAGCCCCGTCGCCGCTCGTCCTCGGTCAGGAGCGACAGGTTCATCTGCCCCTCCATCAGCCCTGCCCAGTGCATGAGGCAGTCGGTCAGGTAGTCGATCGCCTGCTGCTCGCCGTTGGCCTTCACGCCGTTCTCGAGCATCTGCAATTTCGACGGGGGGACGCGATAGAGCTGCGCGATCTGCTCGCGGTCGAACTTCCGGCTTTCGAGAAGCTGCTGGTCGGCGGCCGACAGATCGAGCTTCTTGATGTCCTCGCCGAGGGACAGGATCGGCCATTCGGATGAATCGGGATCCTGCAGGGATTGGCGTACCCGGGTTCCCTTGCGTCCCCGATCCTCATCCGCCTCGTAATCGTCATTCAGGATAATGGCGCCCTTCGTCGTGCCACCGGCGGCGGTACGCGCCGCCGCTTCCTGCCCGGCCAGCGCGAGGCCCATGCTTTCGCCCGCCACCTCGATCGGCGAGCGGCCCGTCCATCCATCCTCGGCCATGTACCGCATGTGCATCATCGACCGGACCGGCACCCGGCGCTGAACCCCTGCCCCGTCCTCGAACTCGTAAAACCGATCCCGGCCGGACCGAAGCACTCCGCAGAGATCCGGGTGGATCAGGTCGATCAGCTGCATCTCACCGGCGCCGTCTCGCGGGGTGTAGGCATAGGACCGCCCGCGCAGGCAGAAGGCATAGGCAATGGCAAAGCGGGCGGTCGCAGCGGGGACACCGGGCGACGCCTCGACATTCATCAGGTACGGCACCGCGTGGTCGCGGACCCGCACTTCCGTCCCGTTCGTCTGCCGCTGGTAGAGCTTCAGGGGCACCTTGGCCGTGTCGCCCGCGATCACGCTGCAGATCGCCACGACCGTGGCATGACGCTGCGCCGCCAGGGCGGAGACGGGCGGCAGGCCGCGCAGACGGCTCCGGCCGTGCCAGCCCCCGGCTGTGGTTGTAAGCCACCCTTGCGGATCGCGGGTTCCGCTTGAAAGGGTCGCACTGGCGCTGACGACAGGCTCACGGCGCTGGTGAACGGCCCGGCGGCCGACGATCTTTTCGATGATGCTCATGCCGTGACCGTTTCCCATGTCCGCTTGCGTCCCTCGTTGGCCTCCGCGCGGCCCACGGCCATGATCGCGGCCACCGCGCAGTCGATCCGGCCCGAGGACTTCTTCTTGTTCGGCTTGATATTCTCGGAGGCATCCTCGTCGCGAAACACGTTGCCGACGTTCCAGGCGAGCACCGGATTGCCGCCGTGGCGCAGCTCGTTGCGGGCGACCTTTTCCTCGAACCGCTTCATCGGGTTCGACATGCTGGCATAGCCCTGCCTGTGCTCGATCATCGGGAAGCGGCGCTGCTCGAGGCGCTTCGCCAGGTACTTCATGCCCCACGGGTCATAGGCGACCTCCTGGACGTCGAAGAACCCGCGGATCGCCTCGAGGCGCTCGCACACGGCGTCCTCGTCAATCGTTCCGCCCGGATGTACTTCCAGCCACCCGGCATCGCGCCAGCCGATATACTCTTTCTTCTCGTTCTGCGCCCGGTGGATGAAGCCCTTTGGGCCGCTCGGCATGAAGGCGTAGCAGATCAAGTTGGTGATCCGCTCTTCCGGTACCGCGACTACAATCGAGGTCAGGTCCACCTTGGACGAGAGATCGAGGGCCACCCAGGCGCGCTTTCCGCGCAGGCGCTCCATCTCGATCGGCGCGACGGCGAGGCCCTTGTCCCAGACGTCACGCGCGATCCAGCTTTGTGTGCCCTCGGTCCAGAGATTGAGATGGAAACGCCGGAACGCGGGCATCTGCGCCGAGATCGCTTGCGCGCGCTTCACCGCGTGGCGCATTTCCGAGGCCGGTTTCGAGACGTCGAGGTTCGGATTGCCCATGGCCCAGGCGACCGGGTCCTCCGGATCGCAGTCCTCCGGCGGCTCGGCTACGTACGCGAACATCCGGTCATCGGTGATGTCCCCCCGCAGGACCGATTCAGAGTAGGTCCGCAGATCACCGCAAAGGGAGCTTCGGTCGGTCCCGGCGGTCGTGATGACCCAGTCGATCGGCTGACTGCGCGCGATCATCGATTCGACCACGGTCTCGGCCAGTTCGCGGTCGGTCCAGCGGTGCATCTCGTCCCGCGCCACGAAATGCGGGTTGATCCCGTCTGCCGAGTTGCCGTCGCGGCTCAGGCACTTGATCTCGCCCTGTGTCTTTCGCGACTCGATGCTGTCGCGCCAGACGGTCAGCAGCTGAGACAACGCCGGCGACTTTTGCACCATGCGCTTCACTTCCTTGAAGAGGAGGCCCGCCTGGTCGCGTGTCGTCGCGGTGCAGAACCCCTGCGGCGCGCCCTCGCCGTCGAAGAGCTGGGTGAAGAGCATCGGCACGGCGGTGTCGGTCGTCTTGCCGTTCTTCTTGCCCACCTGGTTGTAGGTGTACTTGAACCGGCGCAGGTTCGTTTCCTGCCACTTCCACCCAAAGACGCTGCCGTGCCGGAACATCTGCCACGGTTCGAGCTGGAACGACGCGCCGGCATACTTGCCGGTCGTATGCTTCAGCATCCCCGCGAACCGGATGATCATGTCAGCCGCCTCGCAGTCGAACACGAGACCACGCTCATGGCCGGTCTCCAAGTCCAGCAGGTGGCGCTCGCAGGCCATCCGGACGAGGTCTCCGGCAATGACATCCCCTTCCACCACGCTGCTGGCGTAGACGGAGACCGGGTGGTCAAGCGGATGCTGCGCCATGGCCCTTCAGCTGCCCGAGAATGTCTTCGAACAGGTTGCCTTGGTTGCCCGAACTCATGCGCAACTCGTCCACCGGCGACAGGCCGAAAAGCGCGCTGTCGCGGCGCATGGCGTTCATCGCTTCCTGCTGTTGGCCCCAGGCGGCGGTCTTCTTCTGCTGGGCGCCGTTGCGGGTCTCGACCGTGTACCACATGCCCTCCATGGCGATGCAGGCCGTGGCCGCGACGAAGTTGGCGACGCTCTCGCAGTAGCTGGCCAGCTGGTAGGTGTGCAGCGGCTCCAGCCGCTCGCGGATGACCAGGTACGGGGCGAGTTCGTCCCAGACGCGTCGCGCCTCGTCGGACATGAACTCGGGTGCGGCGGGCACGGGACGCGTCATGTCCTCGCGCATCGGCACCACGTTCTTCATCTGAGGCTTGGCGCCCTTCATGTCCTAAGCCCCTCCTGATGTGGCTTTTTTCTCCAATTCGCCGCGCACGAAAAAAGAGGTACTCCCGCCGGTTAACGCGGTGCGCCTCAGATTTCCGACCCACCCCCGGTCTGTCCGTGCCAGACCTCGCCAGCCGTCTTTCGCGCGTGGCAGGCATGGCAGAGCGGCTGCCAGTTCGAGGTTTTCCAGAACAGGGTCCGATCCCCGCGATGCGGCTCGATGTGATCGACGTCCGTTGCCGCGACCGTCAGCCCCAACTCGGCGCAGTGACGGCAAAGAGGGTGGCGGGCGAGGTACGCTTCCCGCGCCTTTCGCCACTTCCGGTCGTAGAGCTTTGAGCCCTTCCGTGCGATCGCGCTGCCCTTGGCCTCTTGGCTCGATACCTTTCGCCGCGCCGCGCGCTCGACCGTACAGTCGGGACAGAGATGCCCCTCGACGGCGACCTCGTCGCAGCCGGGTGCTGAGCAGAGTTTCATGCGGGATGGACTACCTGAACGACAAGAGCGCCCAAGGCGGGTGCCGCCGGGCGCTCTTGTGGATGATGCAGATAGAGATGCAGTCCGTTTAACAAACGGTCAAGCCCCTTTCTTACATCTCACCGATGAAGCGGGTACAGAAGCGTCGCTGACGAGGCCTGGGACCCTGCATCCGTTCGAGTGCCTGAGATAGCGACACGGAAAGCTTCGCCACGTTCCGACCCGCTGACCAGCCGTGCGCCTTCAAGACATCGGCAACCGACGCATCCTCCAGGCAGACCATGTCCACCAGCCGCCGATCCGTGATCGGGGCAGCGCCGACACCGCCGCGCCGCGATGGCCTGACCTTGCGCAGCGCGACACCGTCTCCGACCCGTTTGCGCAGCCGGGCCAGCTTCTCCCGATCGGCAAGCACGGCATCGATGAAGCTGCCGCCGCCGGAACTGCCACCACGCTGGGCCGTCGCTTCAAGGGACGAACACTGGACGCCCGCAGTCGCATGCCGCTCGTAGAGGGAACGGTAGTCCCGGCCCATGGCCACCTGCCCCGGTGTCAGGATCGGATCGGATGACTTGGCAGTAGCGGCCCGCGCCATGCGATCGAAGACGTCGGACCGGCGAGCACCCGTCCGCCCGTGCCACATGGCCGATTGCGTATGCTGCGTTCCATCCGCCTTCGTGACGCACTCATCGGCGATCCACGTCTCCACCGGGCCACGTGCCGGAGCCACCTGCACGATCTCCGGACCGCATGCTTCGGGCACGACCGACGAGGATCGCAATCTCGCCAACCGCTCCGCCTCGGACGACAGGCGTGATCGGGCCGCGTCGGTCCTGGCCATGCGCTCATGCGCCTCCACGCGGGCGACACCGGCGCGGTCCACCATGATGATCTCAGGCATCGGCGCGCACTTCTTCCCCGTTTGCCACCAAGGCTTCCGCGTGGCGCAGCTGGTCGTAGTAGGCTGCGATCATCTCGGGATCGCCGGGATACGGTCTCCCCGCCTCGATGCGCCGCGTCGCAGCCGCGCGTGCGCCGCGCGCCTCGATCGACTGCGCGCGCAGCAGC